GATTTACACAGGTCCTAAAGAAGTTGAAATAGGCGGTTGTCGTATGTTATTTTTACCTTGGATATGTGATGATAATATAGAAGATTCTATCTATGCGATTGATAACTCAACATCAGATATTTGTATGGGTCATTTAGAAATAAAAGGTTTTGAAATGCAAAGAGGTATTATAAATGAACAAGGTTTAGAACCAAAACAATTCAAAAGATTTGAAAAAGTTATTTCTGGTCACTTTCATAAAAAATCAGACGATGGACACATTTATTATTTGGGTTCTCAATATGAAATGACTTGGTCTGATTATAAAGATCCAAAAGGATTTCATATCTTTGATACACAAACAAGAGAACTAGAAAGAATATCTAATCCAAGAAGAATCCATAAGAAATTAATTTATAATGATAAAAAAGAAGATTATTATAAAAAAGATTTAACAGAATTTGAAAATACATTTGTAAAAATATTTGTATCAAATAAAACAGACGAAGATATGTTTAATAATTTACTAGATCGTTTTCAAAATAAAATGAACGTACACGAGGTTAATGTTATCGAAGATATACAAAGTGATATGTCTGCTAGTGTAAGAGAAGATATATTAGATCAAGGAGAAGACACTATCACATTTTTAAATAACTATGTAGATCAAATACAAACAGATTTAGATAAACAAAAATTAAAAGAGTTTATAAAAGAAACTTATGTTGAGGCAAACGACCATTATTCAGGATGATTATATTTAAAAAAATAAGATGGAAAAACTTTTTATCTACAGGTAATCAGTTTATTGAAATTAATTTAAATAAGTCTAATACGACTTTAATTATAGGCACAAACGGTTCAGGTAAATCTACTTTACTTGACGCTATGACTTATGTTTTATTTAATCGACCATTTAGAATAATTAAAAAAGAACAAATGATTAACACTGTAAATAACGGTGACGCATTAGTAGAAATAGAATTTTCAATAGGTATAAAAGAATATAAAGTTAGACGAGGTATTAAACCAAACATATTTGAGATTTATTGTGATGATGAGTTAATCAATCAGGAGGCTTCTAGTGTTGATTATCAAAAAATATTAGAAAGAAACATAATGAGATTAAGTTACAGATCATTTGTACAAGTTGTTATATTAGGTTCTTCTTCTTATGAACCATTTATGAAAATGAAATCTCGTTATAGAAAAGAAGCAGTTGAAGAAATTTTAGATATAAAAGTGTTTTCACATATGGATTGGATGTTAAGAGATCAACAATCAGTTTTAAATAAAAAAATAGTTGATGTAAAACATAACGCAGACTTAATACAAGCAAAATATGAATTAGAAGATAAACATTTTAAAGAAATAAAAAACAGAAATGTAGATGACAAAAAATTAAAACAAGATCAATTAGATAAAATAGAAAATGATAAAAAAACTTATTTAGAAAAAATACAACAATTAGACACTAATTATAAAAAATATAATGATGATATTAAAGATAAAGAAAAGGTCGAAAAGAAACTAAATCAATTATCTAAATTAGAAGCAAAAATAGAACAAAATTTACATACTCATCAAAAGAATTTGGAATTTTTTGAAGAAAATGATTCGTGTCCTACTTGTACACAAAAACTAGAATCAGAATTTAGAGGCGAAAAACGTGCTTATGAAAAAGGTAAAATTACTACTTTAAATGATGGTATGAAAAAACTTGTTGAAGAAATAACACAAACAGAAACAAAATTAAAAGAATTTAATTCTATATCTAAAAAGATGACCGATTTAAATATAGAAATATCAAAATTAAATACTTCTATTGAAGAAATAAAAAAGTATAGTGATAATTTACATAATGAAATATTACTATTAGAAAATAAAAAACAAGATAGTGATAAGATAGAAGAAGAATTGAATAATCTAGCACAACAATTAAATGAAACACAAGAAGAATTAATAAAGATCAATGAAGAAAAATCTTATATAGATACAGTAAGAGAAATACTATCAGAAAAAGGTGCTAAAACTAGAATTATTAAAAAGTATTTACCTATTATGAATACTCTTATAAATCAATATTTACAAGATATGGATTTCTTTGTAAACTTTAATTTAGATGAAGAATTTAACGAAACAATTAAAAGTAGATTTAGAGATACATTTAATTATAATAATTTTAGTGAAGGCGAAAAGTTAAGAATTGATCTAGCATTATTATTTACTTGGCGAAATATTGCTAAAATGAAAAATAGTACAAATACTAACGTATTAATATTAGATGAAATATTTGATAGTAGTTTAGATAGTCAAGGTACGGAAGATTTCTTTAAAATTTTAAGAACATTAGGAAAAGAAAATGTTTTTATTATATCTCATAAAGGAGATATTTTATTTGATAAATTTACCAATATAATTAAATTTGAAAAGACAAACAATTTTACAAGATTACAAAATGTTTAAACAAGACATAATAGTTATAGATAATTTTTTTGATGATTTTGATTTATTAAAAGATAATTTTATTAAATTACCTTTTTTTAAACGTGAAGATTATCCTTTAGAGTCAGGAGACAATCAAGGCAATTGGCCAGGAATGAGAACACAATCATTAATGAGAGTAGAACCATTTTTATATTGTTTGTTTTTAAAAAATTATACTGAAAAAATAAATTATACACCTTATTTTAAAGTACATACATATTTACATTTAAGATTAGCCGAAGATGAAACTAAAGATTGGATACACACAGATAGTGAATTTGATTATTCAGGTCTAGTATATTTGTCAAATACCAATTTAAATTCTGGCACAACATTTTTTGATGAAAAAGATAACATTGTAGCAGATATTAAATTTGTACAAAATAGATTTGTGATGTTTAATTCAAAAATACGTCATAGATCAACAGGAAATCACGGAACAACATTAGAAAACGGAAGATTAACATTAAACGCATTTTTTGAATGGGCAAGGAGATAAAATGAAAGAATTAAAACTAATACCACCAAATGATCCTAGAGTATTAACAGCAATCGCACCTTTTAACAACGATATGTTAAAAGAAGAAGGATTTGAAGACAGAAAAGAACTATCGGAAAAAATGTTTGAAACAATGTTTAAATATGGTGGCATTGGTTTATCAGCAAATCAAGTAGGATTACCTTTTAATATGTTTGTTATGGGTGGTCATCCACAATTAGAAAAAGGTTTAAAGTTAACTTGTTTTAATCCTATGATTATAAGTGCTAGTGATGAAACAGTTTTGATGAAAGAAGGTTGTTTAACTTTTCCTTTTATATTTTTAAATATTAAAAGACCACGTAAAGTAGTTGTTAAGTATGAAGATGAAAAGGGTGATTTACAAGAAGGGCATTTAGATGGTATGATGAGTCGTATTTTTCAACACGAATACGATCATATGTTAGGTAGAACATTTACAGAACACGTATCTAAATTTAAATACGATTTGGCTAAAAAGAAAGCTGAAAAAGAAATACAAAAATTTAAAAAAGCACAACAAAAATGATAGAATTTGTAGATAATTTTTTTACAAAAGATCAGTTATTTTATATAGATCATTACATAGATGATACAAAAGAAAAGTATGAGTGGAGATCAAGTTATGGTTGGAACGATAATATAAAATGGGGCGTTGACAGCAGAACATTAATAAGAGAAGCACCAGATTTTGTTAGACAGAAAATTATAAAACATTTTAATTTTAAAGATGATGATAATTTATTTGTATTAATACATTTATGGTTTCCTGGTTCTCACATAGGTTGGCACGATGACGAGAAATATGATATAGCAGGTACAATTTATCTTAATGAAGATTGGCATCCTAATTTTGGCGGTCTATTTTTATATTCTGAAGGATTTGATAAATCTTCATTAAATCCATTAGGTGAAATTAAAGCAGTTGTTCCTAAGTATAATACATTAAATATTAATAGAGAAAATAATGGGCACGCTGTATCATCTACACTTTTAACAGCACCTATAAGAAAAACAATACAATTTTTTCACGTAAAACAAAATGATTGAAAGTTATAAATTTCCTAAATTAGTCATAGAAGAACACGAGGGATTTCACGTAGTACGTGATGATCTATTAGAAGGTGGATCAAAAAGAAGATTTGTAGATAGATTAATTAGAGAAGAAATAGAAGAAGGTGCTGAAGAATTTGTATATGGTGGATGTCCAGCAAATGGATATGCTCAACTATCTTTAACACTACAAGCCAAAGTATATGGTAAAAAAGCAGTATTTTTTATGGCAAAGAGATCATTAGATAATTTACATCCATATCAACAACAAGCGTTAGATTATGGGGCAGATATAAGGTGGGTACCTAATGGTATGTTACAAGTAACAAAAGCAAGGGCTAGAGAGTATTTTTACGAGGATCCTAAAAGGAGACGTATTTTGCCATTAGGATTAGAAGAAAAAAGAGTATTTGAAGATATAAAGGACCTTGCTAAAAATATAGAAATAGAGTATAATATACAAATCAGTGAAATATGGTCAGTAGGATCTAGTGGTACTTTAACAAGAGGTTTACAAATGGCTTTTCCTGAAAAAGATGTAAATGTTGTTTCCGTTGGACATACAATGAAACAAAACGAAGTAGGAAGAGCAAACTTATATAAATCAAAATATAAGTTTACACAAGAGGTAAAAGATGAAGATAAACCACCTTTTCCATCTGTACCAACTTATGACGCAAAGGCGTGGTGTGTTATGAGAGAATATGCTAAACCCAACGCATTATTTTGGAATGTAGGAAAATAAAATGAATATTGAATTAAGAGATGACTTTATAGGAATATTTGATGATTGTTTTGGAGCAAATATGTGTGATGATTATATCAAATACTATAAAGAATTAGATAGTAAAGGACTTGTCTTACAAAGACAACAAGAAAGACCTAACGTTGATCCTAAAGATGTTAAAGACAATGGAGTAGATTTAATTGTACCACCATTTAATAATTTTGGAGATTTTAGTATTAGTTATCACGCTGCTGAATTTAATAATATCTTTTGGTCATCTATTTATTCTGAATATTCTAAAAAATATTCTATATTAAATGGATATCCACAACACAATATTTACAGCATTAGAATACAAAGAACTTTGCCTGGTGAAGGTTATCACGTATGGCATTGTGAAAATTCTGGTCATCAAGTAAAAGGAAGAATACTTGCTTATATGCTTTATTTAAATGATGATTTTGAAGGAGGTGAAACAGAATTTTTATATTTAAAAACAAGAATTAAACCTAGAAAAAATAGACTAATAATTTGGCCAGCAGGATTTACTCACACACATAGAGGTAATATGCCATTAACTGGTGAGAAATATATTTTAACAGGATGGGTAGAGTATTAAGGATAATTATGATAGAAAAAACACCAGAAGAAAAAAGAAAAGAATTAGACGAACAAATGAAAAAGTTTTTAGAAAAAGGTGGTAAGATAGAAAAATTACCACCAGGTTCTGCTTACAACTTAGGTTCATTAGATAAAAGTGGAAAACCACAATGGTCTTCATTAGAAATAAGATCGGGTAAAGATAGAAAATAATGTCAGACGTATTACAAGAAACATACGATTTAATACAATCTAAAGGATTTCCTTATTACTCCGAAGATAAAAGATGGAGAGATGACAAGTATAATCTTTTAATGTCATTTAAAAGAGATACAATGATAGATCGTAAAAATAATGTAATAGGTCAATCAACACACGGATTAAATCTTGCCTGGTCTTATATGAAACACGCTTGGGGTATTAAGTGTGGTAAGATGAAAACTCCTATGGAGATATGGGAAGACGAAGAACACTTTAAAAAAGGTTTAAATAAAATTATAAAAGGCATATTCTTTCCACAAAGAAAGCCACACGAAATTACAGATTCAGATATTAGATCAATGTTAAGACGTTACAGTGGTACACAAATGGTTTCTAATTTTAGACCAACGGCTGCCGCTGCCTTATATGACATCTTT